GTCTTGAGAACGTGATGGATAAATTCTATAATCACCATTTGCAGAACTAGCAACCTGCTGAATTAATTTCTCATGTCCTGCTGTAGGTGGATTGAATCTACCGAATGTCAGGGTGATTGCCATTCCCCGTCCTGGATCCTTGGCAGGATCTTGTTCTGGTGCTGCAGGATGATCAGTAGGAAGTCCAGCATCCTTAGGACTTACCTTTACAAGTTTCATCCCACCATCAGAACGATACTCAACTTTTTTTGTTCTAGGATTTGCATACTTACCATATCCAACGTGAACAAGTCCAAGCTTTTCTGCCTCTGCTGCAGCACCGCTCTTCTTTGCTTCGCTTAGAAAATCTCTATAACTTTTCATTTATTTTGGAAATCCTTCTTTAGTATTTATGCGGTCACCTTTTCTGAGGTAGCAAGTCATTACCAGGATGATCATCTATTTTTCCACGATAACCTTTTACATTATAGAAATGTTTATCTTCAATTTCAATATCATCCCAATCATTTTCAAAAACTACAAGACATTTTTGCGATGTCTCGTCATGACAAATTCTAATATATTCATCACAGACAAATCTAATTTGACCCGTAAATTCTTTATATCTTGCTGGTTGTCCAACCTCAAGAGATTTTAAAATGTTTTTTATTTCTTTAGGTATGCTTTCAGAAAGTAATAAAGGTATAGTCATAATGATGCTGCTTTCTGTAGAATGGCATGGATTCCTTTGTCCGCAAGTTTTCTCTTGGCAGCTGCCAAGAATCCCTGGAATCTTCTTGTTATAAAAACTTGAAATTGTGGAGAAGCTGTCATTGCTCCTTTATATCTAACCTCTAAGTCGCAGATTGGCATTTTATCAATCCACAAAGTATAGAATAATTTTGCAGCACCAGCATTCTTTTCAAATGCTTGCGTTTTACCTGCAGTGGTTCTTACTTCAAATTTAGGTGCTCCAGATCTCCCTTTGTTTTTCAAAACTTCCATAGGTCCACCTTGGAACATTGTAGTAAAAACTTCTTTTAGAAACACTGAATTCTTTTCATTGCAACGTTGTACAACTAATTTTCCATCCTTATCTATTGCGCCAGATCCAGTAATTAAACTAAAATGAAAATGTTGTTGACCAACATAACTATCAATATTAATTCTAAATGTAAGATCTAAAAATTGTTTAAAGTTGTCCTCTACCGCAAACACCTCTTTAAATACCTCATCGATTTTTTCAAACCAAGTATTCTTAGGATATTTTTTGCCGCCATGTTCCTTCCCTGTTAATGCAGCATTTTTTTCATTGTCTGTTAACGCCTCATCTAATTTTTTCAACCAAGTTTTACGATTACTCTTTAACTGATTGAGCGTTGGATACGGTCTATTTCCAAATTTAATATTATATACTTCAGCAAAGAAATTTAATTCTGCATTTTCCAGTTCTGTCTTTTTACTTGGAGCTTTCAACACAAGATAACCACTAGTAGCTTTGCTTTCTCCAACTACAGGTTTATTTAATAATGTAGGATCTGGTTCTCTAATACCAATTCCTTTTTTCTTAAGTGATAGTCCCCAATAATGCGTTTGCTTACCTAAACCAAATTTAACAATTAAGTCAGATGAATTATAAGCTTTAATGATAGTATCTATCGATTTATCCTTTCCTTTTAGATGAGCAATATCTCTCACCCAAGATTTTCCAGTTTGATAAATCGTTTCAATCTTCCCACCATTATTATTAATTACTGATACAACATAATTTGATACCGATAATGCCTTTGCTAGATTAACAACATCACCTTTAATTGCTTCTCTCTCTTTGGCAACAATACCATCTACCCTAGTTGCATTATTATAAATTTCCTGAAGTAATTCTTCAATAGCTTGGTTTCTATCATGAGGTTTTTTACTATTGATCTGATCAACATTTACAATCTTGCTCATTGCAATCAATGAACCAGTCATTAATTCATGAGGATCTGAAACATCATTCTTTAATCCTTTGGAAAATATAGTAAATGCATAATCAGGACCTGCAGCATATTTTGCCTCATTAGTTTTTTTATTTAACGTATATCTCTTTATTAATAAGCGTATGGTTTTTGATCCTTGCGAAAATGCCTTATCAACAGTGACCTCAAAATCTTCAGGAACATCTCCATTAAGTTCTAAATCTTGCAGAGCATCAACATACAACTCGCGTATTTCTTCTTTTTTATTTTCTAATACAACATTGATTTTGTCTATAATAACATTTCGTTTAGATTTAACTGCAACTGTTAATCTAGTACCATAAGCAACTTTTGCACCAAAAAGATCTTTTAAATTACCAACATCACTGGGATCGATAACTTGAGTAAATTCTGCATCACTGGCGCTCTGATTATGAGACCTAATAATCGAAGGAACGTTCAAGATTTCTAAAATAATTTTTTTAGCAATCTCTTCATACTTTTTTTGTAATGATCCTGGGATAGCCATAGAAAAAACTCCTCTTCAATAGTATTTAGAATAGAGGAGGTCTACGATTGTACCCATCGGCCCATGCATCCATAAGTTCCGATATCTGAAAGTATTCAATGATAATGTCATCATCGGTCTGTAGGTTCCCTATTTTCCGACTTGTGGACATCAAAAAGACCTTCGGGATAACGCTTAAGTAGCTTAGAAACATTCTTCAGTACGACCTCATCAATACTAATATTTAGAGCAATACATACTTGAGCGACATACCACATCACATCACCGAGTTCAGTAATTAAGTGATCTCGATTATCTTCATTCCAGGGTTTACCTTGGAAGATAATCTTCTTTACAATTTCAGTAAACTCACCTGCCTCGGCACTTAGTCCGACTGCTCCAGTAAGAAGACGTTGGATCTCTAGATCATCGGACTTCAGCTCTGTCAATCTGGACATGAATACATCAAACTCACTTGATTCTTCACTGGTGGTCTCTTCTACAAACTGCAAATATTTTTCATAGTCTGCTTCATATACTTCCTTTTCCTCTGTAGGATCTTCTTCAGGAACAACACTTTTACCAAATCCTTTAGTCATAATTACCTCAATACTTAAAATCAGCGAAATTTTTACGGGATTGACCTTTAAAAAGGTCTTCGGGTTCTGAGTCCAGATCTTGTCCAGAGTCCACGAGATTGGTCTGTTCAGACTGATCTACATCATACAACCTCATCTTTGCCCTGTCAATACCAATGATAAACCTTTTGTTCATTGTAGGATCATTATACCTGTTTTTGAGTTGTTTGACAAGTATTTGATTTACCTGTTCTAGTTCCTCAGTACTAATAAGGGCAAACATGAGATCAGCAGTAGCAGGCAAACCAAAGGACTCTGAAGTATCAGTAAGGTCAACATCAGTACTACCATAACCACTCCTAGTAGTTTGAGTAGCAGACATGATGGGTACGTTGAACTCCACAGCCAGTCCTCGTAGTTCTTCGGCAATTGCTTTAACAAACGTGTAAGAGTTGACAATTGTCCCCTTGTACCTAGAACTGCTGCAGATATTTAGATAGTCAATAAAGATGATGTCTGGTTTAAATCCTTTCTTCAGAGCAAGCTCGTTAAGAAGAGATTTAAAGTGCCCCGCATGTGCAGATGCAGTTGGGTACTCTTTAATGATGAGTTTTCCCACAGTCTTTTGAGCAAGTTTAATAATTTTTGTTTCATACATTTGTTTGGGCAGTTCTTGCAGTTGTTGAATGTTGATATTCATTAGGTTGGCATCAATCCGTTCTGCAATTCTTTCCTCTGCCATTTCAAGAGTGATGTAGAGAACATTCTTTCCAAGAAGGAGAGACGACGCAGCACAGTGACACATGAATAGAGATTTACCTACACCTGTTCCTGCCAAGGCAATGTTCAGAGTCTTGCAAGGTAAACCACCCTTGGTAATTTTATTAAAGAAGTCTAGATCAAATGGAATCTTTTCTTCCTTACGATGGTAAAAGTCATAACGACTTTCAAAATCCTCGATGTAGTCATGTCCTACATGCTCATCAAAACAAACTCCTAGTGCTTCCGAAAG